CCCTGGATCGTCATCTCCTCACGCGGCGAGACCTGGACGATGTTCTGCGCCGCGATGGCATTGCCAACGCCGCCCTGCGACAGCGTGGCGAAGTACAGCTTGATTGCGCCTGACATCAGCCCGAGCGTCGGCTTGCCGCCGGCCTGCCACGCGGCCTGCATGGCGACCTGGACGTCGTTGAGCGTGAGGTCCCAGGCGGTACCGACGGTGCCCGCGTTGGAGCCGTCGCCGATCGGCATGACGCCGGCGCCGGCGCCGCGCTTGCCGAGGCTGATGTAGGTCGGCAGGCCTGACATATGCCGCGGGTCAGTGATTGTCCTGACCAACGGGCTGGTGATCGCCAGTTCGAGGTCGCGCTTGATTTCCATGCCGCGCAGGATGAGCTGGCGGTTAAACTCGTCCTCACCGCCCGCGACGTCGACGACGCGCAGCGTGTTGGACACACCCACAGTTCTTGCCAGGATCTGGCAAATATTGTTCAGCCGGACTGGCTTCAATACTGCCTGCATGACGGCCGTGAAGCCCTCGGGCTGGGCGTTATCGGCGGCAGGATTGAGTTCCTGGACAATCCACTCGGTCATGACTTGCTTACTGCCGACGCGCGGCAGCGCAGACAGCAGCGGTGTCTCGTCGGGATCGATGCGATAGATGATGTCGGCGAGGTCTTCCTTGACGCCGACGGCGGTGGTTTCAACGTAGGTGTTGGCCGGGGCAGAGCCCATCGGGGCGACAGCCATTGTCACGTTCCCTATGCAAACGGAGAGCACCCCAAGGCGGGGGTGTTTCGCTTGCACTCGGCCGTGACTGCCGTCCTGCCGGGCCGTGCCGCGACATCACCTGTTTAGGTGACTGTGGCCGGTGCCTAGGGCGGCGACATAACGCCAGTGCCGTCACGTCACGCGGCGGGCGACATGTCTCCACTGTCCGCCGTGTCAGCGCGCGTTATAACGGCCTACCAGCGCGTGTGTCCATTCCCCGTGCTGCTCCGCCTGGCAGCCAGCAGCTGCGCGCCAGACCTGATGCTCGGGCGCTTGTCGAACGCATCCATGGCCTGCTGCACGCTCTGCACCGGCGCGGGCGGTGGCGGTGTGCCCATCGGCGAGCGCGGCTGCGTGCGTGACGTTGGAGCCTGCGTGCGGGACCCGGCCGCCCACTTGTCGAAAAAGGCGGCCTTCATCATGGTTTCCAGATACCGCGGGTTGGTCAGTCCGCGCAGTTCGTCCTTGGTGTAGCCGCCCTTATCCAGCGCCCAGCGCACGACCTCCTGCTGGATCTCTGCCCGCTGCGCCGGGTCGGCCCAGAACGGATACTTCTGCGCCAGCACGGCGTTGCCTTCGTCGACCTGCTGCTGCATCGCCGCATCGCGCGCCTGCTGCTGCAGGGCGTTGATCTGCGCGAAGCGCTGCTGCTCGGCCATGGCGTCCTGCCAGCGGGCGAACTGTTCCCAGTAGCTCGCGGGATCGGTCTGACGCAGCGCCGGGTCGGGCCGCGGCGCGTCCTGCAGCTGCTGCTGCAGCCGCCCGATCTCCGGCTGGATGTGCGGCAGGAACTGCGCCAGCGCCTGCTGCTGGCCCTCCAGCTGGCGCATCTGCTCCGCCAGCTGCTGTGTCTTGCGGGTGTAGTCCTGCCCAGCGGCGACCAGGGCGCGCAGCTCGGTCATGTCATAGGACCGGCCATCGACCTCGATTCGTTCTCGCTGCGGGCCCTCTGGCGCCGGCGGCGCCGCCGAGTCGTCCCCGGTCTGTTCCGGTTCGCCGTGCGGCACACCGAGGGCACGTTCCATCGCCTCGACGCCCTTGGGCGTGGGCGTGCGGCCCTCGCGGCTCTCGGCGCTGGGTGTCTCCGGTGCTGCCGCGGACGCCGGTGCGGCGGCCGGTGTTTCACGTGAAACACCGTTGCGGTTCTGGACCGTCTCCGACCGTTGCTCGCCCTGGTTCCTGGCCCGTCGGAGGAGACGTGCCGCCTCGGTAAGGTTCAGCTCTGGCCGGCTGTTCGGTGCCGGTGCATCGACCATGCCAGCATCGGATGGTGCCGGTGCGGGCGTAGCAGGCGCCGCAGCGCCGTTGGATTCGCTCATGTCCCCCCTCGGTGGCTATTCGAAGCTGCGGCCGCGCTGCTCCTCTGCCTTCTGCTCAGCCAGATAGCCCGCAGCGTGCACTAGCCGGCCGCGCAACTCCTCCATCAGCAGCACTTTAATCCTGCCGATCTCCCGATCCGTCGCGTGCTCCGCGTAGAGCGCCATATTTGCTGCATTTCCCGACATTTGGTCGAGAAAACCGAGAAAAGCCTCGTCGGACAGCAATCTTTGCGCACAAGCGGCCTCCAGGGCCACCTGTCGCGCGGTTCTTTCCGCATATTCGAGCTGGCGGAGCCGATTGAGGACCGAATCACCCATTTGCGTCCCTCACCCAGCTGGCTTCGGCATCGGCGGACCGCCCATGCCCGCGGTCAGTCCCGGCATCGCCTTGGCGGCGAGCTGGCCATACGCCGTCGGCATCCCGCCACCGGTCAGTCCAGTCCGCACCGCCTGGGCATTCGCCGGGTCCATCGAACCGGTCGGCGGCATCGCCGGATTGGCCGGCCGCGGCCCCTGCAGCGGATTGGCAGCGTTCGGCGACAGCGGCTGTCCCATCTGTGGACCCTGTGGGCGCCCGCCTGGCGGCTGCTGGAGCGACTGCACGCCGGTCGCCGGCTGCTGCGGCGACGACGGCGGCGGCATGCTCGCCATCAGGCCGATCTGTGGCGTCTGGCTGCGCATCGCCTCCTGGAACTCGGTAAGGCTGGGCGCGGGCGAGCCGTTTGCCATGCCAGCGGTGTAGACCTTCACCCAGGCGTCCAGCGCGGCTTTGTCACGCTCACGCTCGTCCTGCGACAGCATGCTGGCGCGATCCGTCTGCGCCTTGCCGCGGTCGGTCTCGAGATCGGCAGCGGTTTTCTGCTGCTGCACCATGGCCAGCAACTGCTCAGGCGAGGGCTGGCTGGGCGGCGGCGGCGGCTGCCAGCCGGGCGGCAGGGCTTTAAAGTATGAGGTCACGTCGGCGATGTTGGCGGTTTCCAGCATTCTGGCCAGCGTGTTGCGATATTCCGGCACACCGACCAGCGGGTTGTTCAATCCCTGCGTGGCAATGATCTGCTCCTGCTTGCCGGCGATCTGCGCCAGCATGGCGAGCCGTTCCATCGGCATGCCTTTGCCGCCGACGTTGATGCTGACCTCCCACTGCGTGGCGAGGGCGCGCGGGTCGATCGCAATCCACGCGCCGCGTATCCTGATCGTGTTCGGCCGGTCCTGATGCCTGGCCATCAGCTTGAGCAGGCCATGGTAGAGCGGCGCCAGACCCGTCTCGGCGAGTGTCCTCGCCATCATGTCCAGCCTGTCCTGGGCAGCGCTGGTTTGCTGTGACACCGCGATCGGCGCGGTGCTTTGCAGTTCGTCAACCGTGAGACCCTGGCTGGCCCTGGTAATCCCGGTCCTGCTCTCCCTGACCGCCTCGAGCACCTGCATGATCGGCAGTGCTTCTTTGCCGGTGAACGGCTTGGTGAGTTCAGTCACCGCACCCTGCTGCGCGACCCGAATGATCGAGCCGATCGCCGTCTGACGGACATCGGACATGTTGACTTGGCCCAGCGTCATGACCGTCCTCGGAAACATGCTCTGGCCCAGGCTGTCGAGCGTCGCCCGCATGACCCGTGACTGCAGCCGCTGCAGGTCCATGACCATGTCGGCCTGACTGCTGCCGATGACGCGCCCAGGTTCGCGATAAGGCGTAAAGCAGGACAAGGGGATCTCGTCGCAGCGTTCCCACTGGATAAGCTTCGCCCCGTTGCCAAGACTGTGCGTGTGGATCAGCTCGGCCTTGTGGTCGTTGTCCGCGTCGCATCTGATCCAGCCCTCGACGTAGCGGACGTAGCCCATGCTTTTGTCGTTCGGCGGACCGGGCTTCATGTTGTAGCCGGACGCTGCGTCACGCGCGATCATCTCGCGCCGCTGCCGCGGCCGCAGCATGGTGTCCTGATTGGTCAGTACCTCATACTCCGGCAGCCCCATCTCGATGAGATCGGAGGCTGGCACATCGCGCACGTGGTACACCGCCCGCGCATCGGCGACATTGGCTGCATCAGCGACAATCCACACGCAATCGGATGGCACCGCCTCGACCACCGGCCAGGCCTGTTGTGAACTGCGGGTGATGACCGCTGACCAATACTCAGGAGGTCCGCCCTGGTTCAGATACATCATGCCATCGGCCGTCTGCTGCACAGCCTTCACCTCGGCTGGCGTCATTGGCCGCCGCACAATCCGCTGCGTCTCAATCCCCGGTTCCGCCAGCAGCAATTGCAGCTGGGGGAGGAGCAGGCCCTCGCATACCTCCGTGCGGAGCTGCTGCTTCTTGCCCCAATACCACCGGACCCAGCCGGCTTTGCGCGTCAGGGCATCGAGCAGCGCGTCGTGGAGGATGCTCCAGCCAGGGTTAGCGGTGAACAGCGCCCAGCGTGCGTAGTCTGTGGCCTGCCGCGCCAAGCTTGTCGACAGCTGTTCGTTGCCGGTTATCTCGCTGCTGATGGGCTCGAACGATACTGGATCTTCAACACCGGTGAAGACACGCAGGAGGCTTGGCAGCGTGCTGCGGATCGTATCGCGCACCACAGTAAGGACGAGCTGCGAACGTCCCTTTAGCGCGCCTTCGTCCCCGAACGGCTGGCCGCTGTAGTACTGGCTGGCAATCACCCGGTCACGCGACAGGTCCGCGTCATAGGACTCGGCGGCATTGAAATAGTGGCGGTTGATGCTTTCGATCTCCGTGTCGCTCTTGCCCAGCCGCTCGTAGATGATCTCCTGCTGCCACGCGGCGCCGGTCGGACGGACGGCGGGCCGCAATCCCTTGGCGTATGGCTTCAGCTCCGCCGGCAAATCCTCGGTCTCGTCGTCGGGAATGTCGTCGTGCCGCTTCGGCAGCAGGATCGCCAGCACCTGCTCCTGGCCGAGTTCCATGCCGGTCGGGCGCATACCGCCTGGGAACAGCCCGGGAATGTTGGGCATTGGCGGCGGATAGGCGGTGGCGTTCGGCGCGAGCAGGCCTTGGCCGAGGATCGGTGTTGCGGCGGTGCCAGCCGCCGGGGAGAGCTGGGGGGCACCACCCGGCGGCGGCCCGGCCATCTGCGGCAGGGTGGGCGGCGGCGCGGGTGCGATACCGCCCATCGGCGGCATACCACGCGGTGGCATAGGAGGGAGCATTCCGCTCATCGCAGGTATCCGAACAAGAGAAGGATAAGGAGCACGAGAACAACGAGGCCAATGCCGCCGACGCCATAGCCGTAGTATGGGTAGCTGCTGTAGTAGCCGCTGCGATATCCCCAGCCGCCTCCGAACAAGAGAAGGATGAGCAGGACAAGCAGGATGACGCCGATGTAGCTCATAGCAGTACCAATTGTTTGTCGGCCTGTTCCAATATTTGCTCTTCCGCAGGCGGCAGCTCCACGAACATCGGGCAGTCGCGGCTGATGCGCTCCTGCGCCATGCGCGCGTAGTCCGTGTTCAGGTCGATGCCGATGGCGTTGCGCTGCAGCCGATCGGCCACGAGGGCTGTCGTGCCGCTGCCAATGAACGGGTCCAGCACCGTGCAGGGCACCACGCCGGCGTCGCAGGTGCAGCCAGGCGACCAGCCGGTGGTGGTGTCGTGGCGCGTCTTGTAGCCGCTGTCCTCGCGCTCGCCGTCCCTGATGTAGCGCAGCGCCTTCGCATTGCCCGAGTGCTTCGGGCCACCGGGCGTATAGTTCGTCTCCGTCACCCTGCACCACGGCGCCCCGCAGGCCGCGCAGCAGCCGCGCTCTGACGTGCCTGCACGGATGCAACGCTCCACCAGCGCTGTAGGAAAAGTTGCATAGTGGACGTCAGGGAATGCCTGCGTGGCGATGGTCCAGACGTTGCGCAGGTTGCGGCCATTCGCCAGCACGCCGACAGGATCGCGCCATGTATCGCACTGCCGATCGGTGCCCCCTTGCTTCACCGCTGGCTTGCGCGGCGCATTGCCGTTGCCGAAACGCTCTATCGTGCCCTCGCTCTGCGCCTCCCGCACCGCATCCGCATCATAGAAGTAGCGAGAGGCCTTGCTGAGCAGGAAGACGTGCTCGTGCGCGCTCGTTGGCCGGTCGGTGCATGACTCCGGCATCGGGTTGGGCTTGGCCCAGATGATGTCGCTGCGCACCCACCATCCGTCCGCCTGCAACGCGAGCGCCAGCCGCGCCGGCATCAGCAGCAGTTGCTTTGGTGCAAGGCCGCCGCTGCTAACCTTCGGCGACATAGTGAAGTTCTTACGGCCACCACCGTCGCGGTTGGTATCAAACGCTGTGCCCTGGTTGGCGTTGTATGAATCACCGACATTCACCCAGCATGTGCCCTCATCCCGCAACACGCGCCTCACCTCGCGGAACACCTCGACCATGGTTGCGAGATATTCGTCGGGCGTGGCCTCCAGGCCGATCTGCCGGTCGATGCGACGCGCACCGCACTTGCCGCAGATGTCGCGGAACGGGACATAAGGCCACTGGCCGCTAGGCCCGCCAGTCTGTGTCAGCGTGGAACTGCTGCCGTCACGCTGCGGAATGGCCCGCCTATGATCGCAGCCACTATCCCCGCCATCCCACTGCGCCGTCCCGTAGTCGCGCAGCCCGTAATACGGCGGTGAGGTTACAACACAATGCACACTGCACGCAGGCAGCGTGGCCAGCACCTCGCGGCAATCGCCTGTAAGCAGCCGAATCACGGCCCTTGCTCCGGCAGGCGCAGCGCCGCGCCGTAGTGCCGCAGCCAGTTGCGCAGCCAGTCGCACGCATCGCCGATCAGCACCGTGCGCCGGTCCTCATGGCCGAACTCCTCGATCGCCTGTTCCAGCGCTGCATCGAGGTCGTGCATGCACTGACGAAGGAGAGTGCTAATCATGGCGCGTGGCCCGGTAGTAGTCGAACGCCCGCGAGCCAGCCCGTTGCAGCTCCGGCCCGACCTTGCCCCGCGCCGCACTCAGCACGCGGTGCCGCAACCAGCGCGGCGTATCAGCCATCTGTGCCGACAGTGTCTTGCATGTGGTGCCAGCCTCGAGACGTTGTGCGAGATAATCCACCAGCTGCCGCTCGGCCTCCGCGGCGAACTGCTCCGCCTTGGCGCGATCCGCCGCGGCGAGCAGCCGTGTCTGCACATAGGCGTCCAGGCGTCGGTCTGTCCCCATTGTCGACCCCCAACAATGGCTCGGCTAGTTGTTCCAGCCAGGCACGGCATCCATCACTGGCTGCGAATCGAATAGCCAGCTCATGTTTGTGCTCGTCACCATAAGGCCCTGTTGCGCCAGTGTCAGCATCAGAGCGTCAGCACTGTCACAGCTAGGCAGCCCGCGGCGGCGCATGCTCTCCTTGGATTCGATTTGCAGCTTGCCAGAACTGGTGAACGTATATTTCGGCGCTACCAGATCGTCACGCAGCTGATCGTCTCTCGGCAGCCTGACCACGCGCGACTGCAGCCATTCCTTGGTGCGTGCCCACAGTTCATCGCGGAGGCGCATGTAATACGCCTGCTGCGACGGCGCTTCAGCAACGTTGATGCCAAGCACCGGAACCGACTGCTCGGTTAGCCGGTCGACCACACCGGCCCCCAGGCCAATGCTGTCGATGACGATGAGCGTCGGGCGGCTGGCGCCGGCCAGGTCGTATTCGTGCTTGATCGCACCGGCCAGTGCCATCAGGTCGATGTTGCGCCACCGGCGCGGCGGCTCGACGACCACGTTGCCCTGCCGCTTGATGAGCACGGATGCATCCGCACCGAACCTGGCCACGTCTACGCCCCAAATGGCGGGCGCGGAGGTATCGAGTGGAACGTCGCGTGCCATGGCGCCATCGACCAGTTCGCCCGGTATGAACGTGTCATCGCTGCCGCTCGGAAACTGCCCAAGCACACGCACGCGGTAGGCGTTGCTGTCTGGCCCGTAGCGCTGCGCCATCTCCTCGACGAAGGCCGGATCGACGCGAGTGCTGTTCGCGCTGCTGACCGTCATGGTGGCCCAGCGATCGCGCTCCAGCGTGTGGGTGCGCCAGAAGTAGCCGGAATCCCGCACCGGATTGCCGATCAGCAGCGTGATCGCACTGGCGCTCGACATGCTGCCCGACGCGGCTTCGTAGACACGTTCATCGATACCTGACGCCTCGTCGGCGACCAGCAGGATTGACCGGCTGTGCAGGCCCGCCATGGCTTCTGGCTGTTCAGGTCTGGAGGTTCTGGCGGTGACGAAGCATTCGCTGTCGCTCTTGAGCGTGATGTGGTCGGCGGTGATGTGGAAGAGCTGGCGCCAGCTTTCCGGCAGCTTCTGCATCCATTTGCCTAGCTCGGGCCATAGCACGTCGAACAACTGTGGTGCGGTCGGTGCGGTGATCGCCACCTTGTAGGGGACACGGGTGCAGATGAACCAGATGATCACCCAGCTGGCCAGCGCGGTCTTGCCGACGCCATGACCAGATTTGATGCTGATGCGTGTGTGGCCTCGGGAGAACAGGCGCAGCGCCTCGACCTGCCAGTTGTCTGGCTCGACCATCAGTACTTCGCGGACGAACGCGATGGGTGCGCGGGAATAGCGCGAGATGGCGTGTGCGAACGGATTGGTGGAAAGGTCCGGGGCGATATGCGTCGCCCCGGAAAGTATCGTGTCAGTTTGTGCGGCTGAATTGTCGGTGAAGTGCAGGGCCATGGTCAAGTATGGCCACGCGGCCGCTCTGAGGGTAGCCAGGGCCAGCCTGCGGTTTGGGCGCAGGTGAGGCACCAGGCGCGAGATGGCTTGCCGACGGCCAGCAGGAACAGGTTATGGACGGGGTCTGAGCCTGGTGTGATCACCACAGCAACGGCGCTGCAGTGATCGCATCGGCGCTCGCACTGATCGGCACTCTCACACGGGACGGATCGCTCTTTGATCGCGGCACTCTCATTACTCTCGGCTCGCTCGCGCTCACCGGCACCCTCGGTCGTCACGGCTCACTCCACCATCACGGCGCTCTCTCAGCAATCGGCTCGCTCGCACGGCTCGGCACTCTCACTGAACACGGCTCGCTTCCCATTATCGGCACTCTCATAGGCTGCGGCTCGCTCCGTGGCTTCGGCACTCCCCTCAACGACGGCTTGCTCGGGCCTCGCGGCACTCTCACCACGCGCGGCTCGCTCAGTTGGCTCGGCACTCTCTCGTTTCTCGGCTCGCTCGGCTGCTACAGCACTCTCACCTACGACGGCTCGCGTTACGCTTTGCCTCCTCCAATCCTGCCACCAGCTCAATGTTTGGCACCTCGAGCCGGTGCACATGACCATCACCGCCATGCTCGAACACCCACGGATGCGGTGGCAACATACCGTAGTGGCACCAGTATAGCACCTCATGCAGATGCGCCAGAAACAGCTTAACAGCGCGCCGCTTGGCCCGCATGTGGATGCGCGCAGGCGGCAGCATGCCCTTGGTGTACCA